GCGCGCTTCAATAAATCAGCTTCTGCATCATTCATATACACTGTAGGCTCCGATTCTTTGTCAGGCATAGTAAATTTCATATCGTGCTCTTCTAAAAACTTAGCCACTGAAATATGGTTAAATTCAGGGAAATCCTTATGAACTGAACTTTTGGCATCATCGCCATATGTTATTAATGAACATACCTCCCGAAATACAGGTGCGTCTATACGCTCTCTTGTAATGTGGAAATATGCACACCTAAATAACAAAGCGTTGACAATGGAATTTATATACACTGTTAAATTCTGTCCCGAAGGATTTGATCCATAGTGTTGAACTAAATCACCATTGTATGCCATCAGTGGATAACAAATGTCCGTGGCAATGCCTTCCATGATAATCATATCACGGTTTGAATAACCACAATCTTTTGCTATATCCATCAAGATACGAAATGCCACAAACATAACTTGCGCTGGCATGCGCAAGTCGTATTTGCTATAATCTCCGGCTAAAATACGATTATCGCCAAATCGTTTAATATGTTTCGCCAACTGGTCCCATTCTGGGCCTTGAGCATTGATACCCACAGCGCATTCTGAAATTAGAGGCAACATTGAAAGGATCCGGGCAACAGGTAAATAATATTTACGCACAAGTAATTGCAAAGCTACTGGTGCACCCTGAAATACCCGAACTTTATCCTTGGTCAATTTAGTTGGTTCGTCTTTCAAACATGCTTTAAATATAGGATAAGCTCTTTTTCCATTTAGATAAAGGTCTTCCATTTCATAAGCATGTGTCCAAAATCGCTGATCCAAAGCGGCTGGACACTCATGAGATGGAAAATCTTCCGGATTTAAAAGTGTTATATAGTCAGATTTTGGGCCTGACAATGGATAGCCTATAGAAGTAGAAGGTGGCATTTTATCAATAAAACGCAGACCATCTATACCGCAGACTGTTTCCATTTCTGTTAACGGTTTAACACCAGACTTCAAATCTGGTATTTCCGTTAGTGCTTCCAAAAATCCCTCTAAATAATCTTTTGCTGCACGTTCAAGAAGAGATCCTTCTATTCCACATGACGGTTTCGTGGAATATTGCAAAGAAGCCTGCCATGGCCAACCTTGTCGAAATTTGGGACCCCCCCACTTCTGGGGGACTCCACATACTTCTTCCACAAGATCGGATATAATGGTAGGTTCCACCACTGAATGATAAGTAGCGCGCCCTTTTACTTGCCCGTAATACTTACAATTCGTACCTTCTGGCAAATAGTTTACGGGGCTTTTAGGATGTATAGTATCATTCTCATAGAACTGAATATCATAAAGTTCTTTTGGTATAGAACCTGAACTTTTTGATAAAACCACTCCCGGTCTACTACTTAACTCCACAAAAGCCTTGTCAAATTCGCACTTGAGCAATAACCCACTACATCCTCGTGTTTCACCACTTTTACCTCCTAAGTGAAAACCACCAATCAGAGGGCCACGTGTCTCGGTAATCAACGGGGCTATACACAATCCTTCAAAAGTTTCAAACCCCAAATTGTACTTCGCACCAAAAAATTCGGCAGCAAAAGTGACAACTTCTCCAACATCCATCATCAGTTTGGACCCTACACAAGATCCATCCTTCTGCTTGTATGTTAACCGAGCCGGTACACTGGCAAAACGCTGTAACGGAAAATAGTCAGTTAAATCTTTCCAATCTCCACCATTCGGCACCCAAACTATGGATAAATCAGTACCGGGTATATCCGCACTGAATTTACGGTACAAAAAGCATTCAAAATTACCTCCTATCATCTTAGGATCATGTCGTGTAAATTTCGCTTTTATATCGTCCGCTTTCCACATATGTTGAGGCACTATGGCAACGTTGGATTTTGGAAAAAATGCATCGCACTCGAAATTGCGAACTCTTCCATTATCTACCAAAGTTATTGCCATGTGACAAAGATTATTCTGCACCATTTTCTCTAACCTATCGGGAGTCGTGGTCTTCGATTTCTCTGTGCATGGCATTTGACTAATGGTTACTCCCGCCCAAGGATTGACTTCGGCATCTCTCTCCACTATATCAATCATACTTGAAGGGGCAATATTGCCCTGTGGGACAGGAGTAACTCTAAAAGCCTTATATATTTGGGCTATAGCATATAAAGCAGCAATTACCAAACAAGTGTTAGTTATCCACTTTATATGCCTATCTCGGTACATTTTAAATACCTTGGGCATAGCGCTATTGTCTGCAACAACTTCATCGTACATTTTCCGTTTCTCAAATTCTACTATACCAGAAATTCCCGCCAAAGGGAATGCTAATAAAGGTAGAAAACAAGTGTTAACGAAAAACACACAAATAAAGCAAATTCCAATGCCTAGAAGATGATTTAAATATGAACAGCGAATGCGCTCGCGTAACTCTGTTTCGCGAGTAAACCACACAACGTTTTTCATCCAATCATTCTCTATCCAATCCTTTGGAATCCAATTAGTCCAACACACCCACCTAGAAGTTTCCAGCCAATCTAAGCGTTTCAATAACGCATCGACTGATCTTCTCTCAATTTCATCCGTCCAATACGATGTTCGTATATTCCACCAACGGCTAAATTTGCGATATCTAGGAAGTGTAGCAGCTACAATGCGCTCACCTATCTGGTTGTCAAAAACCTCTCCATCTTCCTTATGGTGGGCTTCACAACGTGTACAGTATCCCGTAGCACACTGCGAATCCATCTTATGCAAATAAATGCGTGCCTTGTTTTCACAAATACACACATCCGGAGTAGGAAATCTACATGTTGGGCATAATTGAATTTGTTTGTCAAGATTATTGTTCTTTGCCACCAATTCTCGTTGACTAGCATAAAACTTTTTGGAATCCTGAGCAATCCATCTAATCAATTCAGGTAAGCTTATATTTTCTAACGGGCGACCGTCAGATTCTACAACTTCCCAGCCCACAGTAGCTGCTTTTCCTTTCACTCCATGCGGTATAGGAAATGATTTTTCAACCGTAATATCCCAAAAATCTGGGATCAAGGGTGAACCATTAGGGTAATGAGCGCGAACTTTATCCTCGTTCAACATATCGTGTACCGCATACTCCGGTTTAACCCGACACGTCAATGTAATGCGATCACGACGTGTAATCGAAGCAGGCTCATTAGAATATACGGTAGCACATGTGTCTTTTACATTTTTAGTACCAATTACGACCTTAGGCTCAACTGAAACTTTACCTTTCATATCAGCTTCGGCCATATTAGCATACATTCTCACGTTATTAACTAGCTGTATCATTAAAGATGTAGGAGCACGTTCAACAAAATCGGCTTTAGTATTCCCGATGTCATCCACCAAGACACCATTCGTATACGATCTAAAATTAGACATAAATTTGTCTGCTTCATTTAGCGTAACGATCCTATCATCAGCAGCACAATAATTATTGTACAACAATGTTGTTACCATTAATATATTGGCAATAGATGATTTGCCTACAGCGGTCCCGCCATAAATTCCTATGGAATAAGGCGCTTCGCGTAATCCTCCTTGCACACGAGTTTGTCGAAAAGTTGCCTGCCATTGTCGAAGAATATCAACCTTCCTGCCTAGCACATTCTTTTCAAGAACTCCTTTGCTAGTCGTTTTCAATAATTGAGCTTTTTCAATACATTGAGCTAAAAGAGCTTCATAATCATTCTCTGACATGTCTTCGTACTTCTCCAAGTTACCGCACTTGGCATACTCATGACAGCGAAGGCACCGAGAATAAGCTTCTTCAAATTCCTCAATTTCCATGTTACCATATATTAAAGGTTTAATAGAGCCTCGCTCAAAACATGCATATCCACCCTCGGTGAAATAAACAATAGTTTCGAACGCAGCATCAATTAAATCAATAGCAGATGCATGGCGAGCAAAAGCACTTACTGAAAACATTTTCATGCCTCCAATTCTGAAATCAAGATTTGCGGAATCACATAATCCTAAAGCTAGACACAAGCTTAAAACATGTGATATCTTCTTGAATCCTTCATTGCGCACTACAAGAGACCAATTTGCCTGAAGATCTTTCAAAAGTAAAAGCCATTTTGGTTTTTCTTTATCACTCTTTACACCAAATTCTCCTGTTTGTGAATCAAATTCTGCATCTAACAACTCTGATAAATAATCAGCAACTAAATTAGCTACTGATTTATTATACTCGGTCTTTAAATACAAAAATATGGTGGCTAAAAAGCCGGATACGGTAGTACAATCCTTAGCGGCAACATATAAAGCACCAAGATTCTCAACTCTACTCAAAAGTTTATCATCTATTGGTACACCTTGAATGTTCGCCAAGTTTGAAAAGGCAGTTGCAATTGCAACGGATCCTAATTGCGGTTTGAATACCTCCTTAGTTTTCCGTGGAGCCTTCTTCCTCACCCACTTTTTAGGTGTCCTCCGTTTCAATTTCTCAATAACATCAGAATTGCGATTCTTACGATATTGCAAACGGCGATCTTGCTTGGTAACAATTTCACCCATGTGCATATCAAACCATTCTTGATGCGTTCTGGATTGAAACTGCCATAAAAGCTTACATGCTTTATGGGTCCGATACATCCTACATAGTGAATATACTGCTCCTCCAATAAGGCAGCAGCACCACACACATATAAATGTGATCACAATTGGAATCACCACTTCCAAATTGTTTCCTCCAATAAGGATGGCATATGCCATGAACCAAGTCCAAAGTAAATACAATGGACACTCCACCTCCGATTCCCAAAGGACATTCCATGTCTTCCACCTCGGTAAGGCTGATACGTCACGATGCTCTGATTTCATACGAGAATTTAACTGTATCAACCAGAGCCATCGTGAACGTACAAGCCCCACTCTAAAAAATAAAGATATGATTAGGGGGGGTTTGTCTGTTCACTTATCAACACACGCTTTATTACACCACAAGGGCTTTTACTGACCGGCTAGGACCTTAATCCTTCAAACCGACATCAGACGTGAGTCTATGGCTCCCCGCACACACATATGTGACGCAAAACGCCGCATATATGCTCGCGGGCTAATGTTAGGGGCACATCTTGCGGTCATGTACCTGGCCAACGGGGACTAAACTGTGAGGTTGGTTCTACCACATAACACAGCTGCTTTATTCAATGACAGTACGACTAGGCCAACGTTTTACCGTCTATTCGTCTTACATCTGTCAGGGTAATTTCTATGGTCGTGAGAAATTCCATAACACTGGTTTATTAATTAGCAATGCAAACCATAAAACATTGCATAAAGAACCCCACTATCCCAGGGAACGGGTATGATAAAGATAAAACTGCTGTCAGTATAACTGCATATGCAGGA